CTATCGCGATCCCGTTTGTTTTGGATAAATTCGCCGCCACCTTTGCTGTTAGGAATTTCTTTTTGCAACTGGCGAAACTCCTCAATTGCTTCATCGATTTTTCCGCTGGATATTGCCTCATCGACGCAACGCTGAACCCATTTTTTTAATTCAGATGCATCTACATACTTCCTAGCCCACCGGATATTATTGCAAGCCTCCAACCAAAAATGCCCGAGCGGGAAAATTATCAGCAGCGCCAACCACGGTTCCCAAAAAATTCCCATCAACAAAAAAACCAAAGCACCCGTTCCAACCATGTGTGGGTGTTCAGACGCCATCGGCATGGCGATGTCTTTAATTTCTTTTTCGGGTATATTCATCGTTTCACCTTTTTCGCTCGGTTCTCCAGCACCCGCGCAATCACCTTCTCGCGGTTCCGTTGATACCAATCAGCCTTGCGATCCTTTTCCGCCTCCTTGAATTTGTCGTCCGTGCGGTAGCGATCCGAGTATTGTTTCGCCATGAACTTCCGCTGCGTTTTCTTGTTCGCATAGGGCATAGGTCAAATCCTCCAGAACGCCTTCCAATCGGCACGAACAGCAGGAACCGCATAGACTCGCTGCACCATCGCAGGCGAGGTGTGGCCCATCTGGTAAGCGGTCAACCCGGCGTTGCCGCAGCGACCGAGATGGTAAGTCGCGAACGAATGCCGAAGCGCATTCTCTGGCCAGCCCTCCCAGCCAAGAGCAAGTGCCACGCGCCGCCGAGCCTCATGCAACGCCTCCAGTGAACCCGTCACAATCATCCCTTTCTTCCCATTGAAAAACTCCCGCCGCTTCACCAGCGGCTCGGTCATATCCACGACCCGCTCCAGCATTCCCGTGGTCTGTTTCGAGACCTCGGGCCGAATATGGATTTGCTTCGATTTGAAATCCACATCCTCCCAATTCATCCGCGCCACCTCAATCGTCCGCAGGCCCGCGAACCCGCCAAGCAAGAGCAATGCCCGAATCTCGTCCGGCATCGTCTCCTTCAAAAGTTCTTTCATTTGCGAAGCCGTCAAAATGTTCCGCGCCGGTGTCGCCTTCGGAGACCGCATCCCCTCGACCGGCGACCGCTCAATGAACCTCATCCGTGCCGCCCACCGGAAAAACATCCGCGCATAGCGAAACCACATCGCCCGGGTGGTCGGCGACTGCGAGGTCTGGTTGATCCACCGAGTCAGCGCCACCGGCTCAATGGCAGACAACGGCCCGGACCATTTCGAGTTCAGTTCCCGGCACAGCATCTCGACCTTCGCGAAATGCGATTTCGATTTGCTCTCGTTCTCTGCCGCAAACATCCGGGTCGCCACCGCCACCGACATCCCGCCCTCCTCGCTCCTCACTCCCTCGCGCCCCTTCTCGCGCAACACATCCACCAACCGCGCCCCCTCCGAATGCGCCTCCAACTCCGTCTCGAAAAAAAGCCGCTTCCGATCCCCGAAATGGGACGCCTTCAAATCCAGCACCCATCGATTTCGCGAATCTTCAAACCGCACCGCATAAGGATTGTGTTTCATTCTGTTGGTTGGTGTTTTTGTAGTCAGTGCCAACTAGTGCCAAAAACATCCCCTCAAAAGCAAAATGACGCAACAGAAAAAAACACGAAGCAAAACACAGGGGAGGGCGGGAGACCCGCACGGGAAAAGGCTCCAGAGGCTCTATTGGAGGAGCGGAAGGGGCGGGATTCGAACCCGCGGTAGCTTGCGCTACGTTCGATTTCGAGTCGAAAAACTACTGCTGACTACGAACGATTTACGGAAGGAGTGCCAGAAAGTGCCAAGGCGGGCCGAATTCGGATGAAGTTTCGGGCAATTGTCTTCTGGCGGGCTTTGCGCCAGACACCGTCGCCGGATTCGGAATCGCGGTCTCCTCGGCCATTGGTGTTTCCCTCGATGGTGATGATCTGGTGGCCGGAATCGGATTCGACGATTCCGACATGGCTGAAATCGAAGACGACGATGTCGCCGGGGCGAGCGAGTTCGCGTTCGTGAAGGATGATCGTTGTTTTTGGGCGGGCCTTGGCCCAGCCGATGAATCCGTAGGCGAGCGCGGTCTGCGGTCGCCATTGCTTGAATGGATTTGAGCTTTGGAGATTGAGCCACTCGGTGACGCCGGGAGCGTGGAGCCACTCGCGGATGCACCAGTCCACGTAGGCGGCGCACCATGGCCATGAGGCGGGCTTGAGGTTGGTGGCCCGTTGGTAATTCCGAATCGGAATGCCGTTGTTATTCCCGCCTTCCTCGCGAGTGCCGATTTGCGAGGCGGCGATTTCGGCGAGGAGCTTGGTCATTTGTCTTCGAGGGCTTTGGCTTCGCCAAATTTCGACCAGGCGTGAGTGAGGTTGCTGTCTCCGGGGAGTTCGGGGTTGGTGAGCGGGATGTATTTCACCGACACGCTGACTTGCAGGTTGCCAAGCTCGCCCATGCGGTCACCGAATGGAGGGACGGGAACGCTCACGCAGGATGTGAGGAGGAACAGGACCGCGCCGAAAAGGAGCGCGGCGATTGCGAGGGTAACGAACTTGGGTTGCATCACCGTTCCCAAGGGAAATTGCGGTTGGTCATTTGCCCTTGCGAAAAATGTTGACCGCGCCGACGAGGCCGAGGCCCGCTGCGACGATGGCTTCTTGGTGGGATGGCGAGAGCGACACGCCGAGGGCTGTGGCGACCAGCAAAATCCCGCGCCATGTGGAGTTCTCGTTGAGCCTGTCAAGGATGAAATAGAGTGGTTTCATGGTGGTTATATGGTATCAGTCAAAACAGGTGAGTTGTCAATCTTCGGTTGCGGCGTTCTGGTAGAGGCCGACGACCGGCTTGATCATGTTCAGCAGGACGGCGGGAGCGGCCATTGCTGGGGAGAGCGCCATTGAGCGGAAAATGTTGTTCCACTCCTTGAGCATGGCATCCGGGTCGTCGAGGTTGAAGACATCGTCGAGATTATTTCCCGCACGCACCGCTTGCTCCATGGCGGAGAGTAGTGGGTTCTGTGTGCTGCTGTTGAAAGTTTTCTGTCCGGTGAGCTTGGAGATGGCGAGTTCGCCGACCGTGCCTGCAAAGAAAAACCCTTGCAGCGGGGCGAGGAGAATGGCCTTGGCGAAGCCGCCGAGGTTCCAGATTTCCTCGTCGTCGTCATCGGAGAAGACATCGCGGAAGGCGCTGGCTACGACATGGGAAAGGACGGCCATCGTTTCGACCACAAGGATTCGGCGGATGTGTTCGTTGGCGTTGCCTTGCCCGGTGGCCAGCCCGCGAGCGGCATCGGCGAGGATGGCGGTTTTGAGGCGAGGATCGGACATGAAAAGGAAGAAGGTTTTTGCCAAAACATTCCCGTTGTTTTCCATGATGGATTTTTGTCCGAAGCTGACCGGTTGCGCGAATCGGTAGATGGCTTGGCTGGCGGCGTCGAGGGCGGCTTGTTTGGCGAGGTTCTCCGGCATGCCTGCTGCGAGGGCATCGTTGAGGTTGGCCCGGTAGACGATGGCCGATGAGATCGAGGTCGCGGCGGAGTCGAGCCAGTTGATCGGAGTCATCGATGCCTCGGCAATCTTTGCGCCGAAGTTTGGTTTGCCTGCGTAGCGCGAGAATAGGAATCGAGCCTCGGCGGTTGCTCCACCTTGGAGTCGGTTCTGGATGGCATCGGATTCCCACACGGTCTGAATGTCCTCCGTGATTGTCGATGGGTTGGAGAGCGCGGAGACGATCTGTCGCATGTCGAGGGCGAGGCCGAAGCGGATCGTGTTGTCCAACTGCATGGCGAGGGTCTTCAAGCTGAATCCCAGCGAGGAGACGGCCTTGCCGGATAGGACCGTGCCGAGGATTGGATTCAGCCATGCGGCTTCGCGGGCCTTGTTGCCGCCTCGTTGCTCCAGTTGGTCGGCCCAGAGTTCGGCGCTTTTGAGGACGGCATCTCCGTGCGCTTGCTTGAGGGATTCGCGGACATCTGGGGAGGAGAGGAGTGCGCGGAATTCGCGGGCGAGTTCGGCGAAGTGGACCCAGTGCGCTTGTTGGGCGATGTGGCCTTGCGCCACGGTGAGAGCGTCCTCCGGAGCGATCTTGGCCGAGTGCGTTACGCGGGACTTGGCAAAGCCCGGAGTCGTGCCGGTGGCTGTAGGCGACCCGTCGAGGCCGATGTCCTTTGAGTCTTTGGCGTTGAGGAACCGGGTGGGCGCGTAGTTTTTGACCTGTGGCATGGTCATTCCGAACATCCGAGAGTAGACCGGATTCACGATGCCTGCGCCTTTGCCGTAGAGGCTTTGCAGGTAGCTCACAACGGATCGAGAGACGGGGTCGTTGACAAGCGCCTTGAGGTCGGTGGCGCTTTCATCGGTCCATCCTTCCTTTCGCATCTTGATTTGAACATCCGGTTGGCTCCATGAGAGCAGGAGTTGGATGGCCTTGGCGCGGGACATGTCGAGCTTCACATCCTCGCCACGGAAGATGACCCGCTTGATGGTGACGAATTCTTTTTGCGTGTCCGCCGGGAGTGCGGCGAGTTCGTTGCGGAGCGTCTCGATATCGGTATCGGTGAGCTTGCTGCGGTCTGCCTCGCCAGTGACGATCTTTTGAGCGAGTTCGATGGCGATGCGCTCGTCCTTCACTTTGCGGCCTTCAAGGTAGGCGACCGCATTTTTCTGATCTCCCTTGAGCCAGAGCATGGCATCGCCTGCGGACATGTTGGCGGCTTTCGCGCCTTCGCGGACGGCATCGAGAATGCCTTTGCCATCGCGGATTTCCGAGGATTGCGCGGCCATGTCGGCCTTGCGGAGGCGCTCCGAGAAGTTCGCGGCGATCTCTGGCGGGAGCATGGCGGTGACGAACTGCTCAAAGCTGGCGTGGTCGAGGAGGTAGTTGTTCCCGACCTCGGCGATGCGTTGCATGAGTCCCTTGTCGGCGAAGCGTTTTTTTGCAGTGCCTTTGCCAAGCCATTCGATGGTCGCTGCGGCACGCGCCCGTTGCTCGTCGATGCGGGCCTGCTCTTTTATGCGCCATGCTTCGCGGCCCATTTGGAGTTGTCCCTTGAGCCAATCGAGTCCCTGCGCGAGCGTCTCGGAGGAGCGGTTGTCGAGGTCGCCAAAGGTGTTGAGGATCGACCACTCTTCGGAGAGCGCGGAGATGTCCTCGGCGGTGGCATCCGGGTTGGTGAGCGCGGCCTCGATCTCGGCCATGCGCTTGGGCGTGGCCTCGTCGTCGAGGAGTGTGGCGCGTTGGACCATGTCGGCGAACTTCTGCGTCTCGGCTCCGAGGGTGGACTTGCGGACTCCGTTGTCACCGGCCTTCGGGCGGGATTGCTTCACGGCCTTGGTGATGGCCTCGGTGTATTCGCGAACCAGCACCTTTTCGAGTTCGGTGTCGATCTTCTTGATGCGGTCGCGCAAGAAGTCGGCGATGGCCTTGTCGGCCCGCTTGGTGGAGAGGTTCTCGGTTGCGGTGTAGCCTGGTGGTAGGGAAACCTGCTTACCTGCCTGCCCGATGTTTTGGCCCTCGCGCATCCATGCCGAGATAATCGCGCCGTTCATGCCGCTGACTTCGGAGACCTTCACCCCGTCCTTGAGGACATCGTGCGGGGCGATTCCGGCGAGCTTGGTGTAGCCTCCTACCCTGCCGCGCACTTCGGGCGGGAGGACAGACATGATGCCGTCGAGTTCTCCCAGCCCTTGCAGGATTTGCGTTCTGCGGATTTGCGTCTCGTCGCTGCCGGTCTCGGCCATCGCGGCGAGTTTGTCGGAATTCCAAGCCATGAGCTTGGAGAATTTCTGCTTGGCCCGCTGGTAGACCTTGAGCCGCTCGTCCGGGCCTCGGTTCATGCCGCCGAGCGCCTTGTTCACCCTGTCGATCTCGGACTGGCTGGCGATGGAGTAGCTGGAGGTTCCGGTTTCCTGCCGGAAGCGGGCGATCTCCGAGGAGAGCGGCTCACCGTTCTCGTCGGTTTTGACCATGACAGATTCGGGGTTGACGACTTGAGAATTTAGAGGATCAATATCTATTGAAGCTCCCATTTGCTCCGAAATACCGGAAGGTGCAGATGCGTAGGCGGCGGCAGGGTTAACCCCTGCCCCGCCTTCTTCGTTTTCCCATCCCGTT